TGGATACAATGGTGGGAATATGACGAACCTCCTGCTTGTGATTTTATAATACAAACATATGATACTGCATTTTCTACAAAAACAACAGCAGACTTTAGTGTAATACAAACATGGGGTATCTTTTGTTCTTATGACCAAGATGAATATGGAGAAGAAGGCTATCCATCTAATTTAATTTTACTAGGAAATATAAAAGGTAGATTTGAATATCCTGTTCTTAGGAAGATGGCACAAGATTTATACCATCAACATAGACCAGACGTATGTATTGTAGAAAAGAAAGCATCAGGACAGTCATTGATACAAGATATGAGAAGAGCTGGGCTACCTGTACAAGAGTTTATACCAGATAAAGATAAGATAGCAAGAGTGTATGCTGCATCTCCTATGATGGAAGCAGGAAGAGTATGGATACCTAAACATAAAAAATGGTCTGATGATTTACTTACAGAATTATTACAGTTTCCACATGGTGCTCATGATGACCAAGTAGATGCTTTAACTATGGCAATACATTTTATGAAAGAGTCTTGGCATTTAACACATCCAGATGATCCAGAGTATGAAGATGCTCCAAGAAAAAAAAGAGTTGCATACTGGAGAATTTAAGTTTATAATGTGTAAATAGGAGTAACTATGGCAACAGAAAAAAATCCCTTTGAACAAATAGAAAAAGAAATTACCAATGTAATACAGCTTCCTGAAAAACAAGAAGAAGGAGAACCATCTTTTGAAGTAGAACCTGATGGTGGTCTAACTGTTGATTTTTCTTCCACAGAAGAATCTGTAGAAATGGGAGCATCAACAGCAGTTGGTGAATGGTATGGTAATCTTGCAGAAAACTTAGATGAAGAAACTTTAGAAGAAATATCTGGAAATGTATATGATAATTATATTGCAGATAAAGATTCTAGAGCTGAATGGGAATCTATGTTTGAAAGAGGATTTGATTTATTAGGATTAAAGATACAAGATACAACAGAACCATTTGAAGGTGCATGTACAGCAGTTCATCCTCTCCTTATAGAATCTGCTGTTAAGTTTCAATCAAAAGCATCACAAGAATTATTTCCAGCTAAAGGTCCAGTTAAAGCACAGATATTAGGTAAGGTAACTCCTGAAAAAGAACTACAAGCAAATAGAGTTCAAGATTTTATGAATTATCAGGTTACAGATCAGATGCCTGAATATTTTGATGAATTTGAAAGAATGCTTTTTCATTTACCTTTATTAGGTTCAGCATTTAAAAAAGTATATTATGACGAAACTTTAAAACGTCCTGTATCAGAGTTTGTTCCTATAGACCAGTTTTATGTTTCTTACTATGCAAGTAATTTACAAAAAGCAGAAAGATATACTCATGTTATCTATCGTAATCCTGTAGACTTAGCAAAAGAAATACGTAATGAAGTTTATTCTGATTTAGATTTACCAGAACCAGCTAATCCAGTTCAAACATCTTTAGCAGAAAAGATGGATACTATTTTAGGATTATCTCCTAGTTCTGATTTAGATCCACAATATGTTTTATTAGAACAACATTGTTTTTTAGATATTAAAGATTCTGAAAGTGAAGAAGGTGAATCTTGTCCATATATTGTTACTATAGAAGAACAATCAAGAAAAGTTTTAAGTATTAGAAGAAACTGGAAACCTAATGATGCTACAAAAACAAAAAACATACATTTTGTACATTATCGTTTTGTACCAGGTTTTAGTTTTTATGGTTTAGGTCTAATGCACTTCTTAGGAAATATAACAATGACTGCAACAGCAGCTATGAGAAGTTTGGTAGATGCAGGACAGTTTGCGAACTTACCAGGTGGTTTTAAGGCAAAAGGAGTTCGTATGGTTGGTGACAATGAGCCTATTGCACCTGGTGAGTTTAAAGAGATAGAAGCATTAGGTGCTGATTTATCTAAAGCTATTGTACCATTACCATATAAAGAACCATCAGGAACTTTATTTCAAATGCTAGGATTCATGACTACAGCAGGTCAAAAGTTTGCTGATAGTACAGAACAAGTAATTGCAGATGGTGCTAACTATGGACCAGTTGGAACTACAATGGCATTATTAGAAGCATCAAGTAAATTTTTTACAGCTATACATAAACGATTACATAAATCACAAAAAGATGAATTTAGAATTTTAGCACAAATAAATTTAGATTATCTACCAGAAGAATATCCTTATGATGTTCCTATGGCAGAAAGAAATATATTTAAACAAGACTTTGATGGTAGAGTTGATATTATTCCTGTAAGTGATCCTAATATACCAAGTAACGCACATAGATTAATGTTAGCACAAATGGCATTACAAATGGCACAGCAATCACCACCAGGAATGTTTAATTTAGAAGCATTAAATAGAACAATATTAAATGCAGCTAATGTTCCTAATGTAGATGAAATACTACCACCTAAAGTACAACCTAAACAATTAGATCCTGTATCAGATATTATGGCAGCATCTAAAGGAATGCCTATTGCAGCATTTGCAGGACAAGACCATGATGCACATATACAAGTTAAGATGGCATATTTAAATGATCCACAGAATGGAGCTAATCCTATTATGGCAAAACTACAACCTATTTTAGCTGCTAATATACAAGAACATTCTGTAATGAAATATCAAGAACAGATTAATGGTATGACACAACAGAAACTACAACAAAATGTTTCACCACAAGATGCACAGAATCCTGCAGTAGTACAAGGTGCTATGGCAGAAGCTGCTAAAGAAGTAGCAAATGCAAATGCAGCTATGGGATTAGTTAAATCTCCAGAGCAACAAATGGTAGCATTAGAGGAACAAAAAGTAAAACTAGAACAACAAAAGCTACAGTTAAAAGCTATGCAAGATAATGCAAAAGCAATACTAGATGCACAAAAACTTGAAATGGAGCAAAGTGAAGTATTATTAAAAGTAGCTGATAGTCAACAAACAAAGCAATTTAAAGAACAAAAAGCACAAGCAGATAGATTAAGTAAACAACAAATGAAAGCACTAGAAGCTTTAGTTAACATGTCTCTTGAAGAGAATAAAATTGAAAGTCAAGAAAAAATAAAAGCTGTTGATATATTATCTAAGATGAGTCAATAAAATATGAGTAGTCCTTTTGAAGAAGCTATTAAAGCTTTTGGTGACGAAATTCAAAATTTAAAAAATATTCTTGGTGATGGTAGTCCAGAATCCTATGACCAATATAAACATATTGTTGGTACAATTAGAGGTATTGAATGGGCACGTCAAGAACTTATAACTATTATTAAAAATATAAATCAAGAAGAGGAGTAATATGCAAACTGTAACTATGGGTCGTTCCATAAAAAATGATATGTGGATTACACAAGAAGAAGTTCCTAATCCAGATATTTTACCAGAGCTACCAGGCTATCATGTATTAATAAGACCTGTTAGTATTAAATCAGAAACTAAAGGTGGAATTATTTTACCAGATTCTACAAAAGATGATATGGCATACTTAACTACTGTAGGTCAAGTTGTTACTATAGGTGATTTAGCTTATCAAGATAAAGAAAAATTTTCTAAAGGACCTTGGTGTGAAGTAGATGATTATGTTTGTTATGGTAAACATTCAGGTCAAAAAATAAAATATAAAGGTATAAGATATATTTTACTATATGATGATCAAATAATAATGAAAGTAGAGAATCCTAAAACATTAGATCCTACTTATAATTTATCAACAAATATTGAATAAACTATTTGTTTAGTAAAAATTTTTAATGTATAATATAAAGTAAACGTAAATCGTTTGTTTCGTAAGCAACGGAGGTAATATGAAAGATGACGAAAAATGGGAAGCTGTAGAAGCTTCTAAAGAAGAAGAAGAAAAAGTAGAGGTTGAAGTAGAAGAAGATGATGGTTCTCCATCTAATGTTGAACCAGAAACTATAGAAACTAAAAAAACTGAGGAACCTAAAGAATTAGAAGGCATAGAAACTAAAGGTGCTCAAAAAAGAATAAGACAGTTAATTAAACAAAGAAAAGATAAAGAAGACCAGATAAATAAATTAATTAAACAAAATGAAGAACTACAAGGTTTAGTTAAAAAAAGAGAAACTGAGTTTTCTACTGTAAGTAAAAAGAATTTAGAAGTAACAGAAAAACAATTAACAGATAAATTAAATATGGCTCGTGTAGCATATAAAAATGCATATGAAGCTGGAGACCAAGATAAGCTTTTACAAGCACAAGAAATGTTAAATGAAGCTCAGGTTGATTTAAAAAATGTAAATGTTACTAAAGAAAAGTTTAAACAGGCACCACAGCAACAACCTGTTCAACAACAACAATATCAACAACCTATTGCTCAACAAGCACCAGATCCAAGAGCTCAAGAATGGGCACAACAAAATACTTGGTTTGGTAAAGATAATGTAATGACTGCAGCAGCATTAGCTATAGATGCAGAATTAAAGCAAGAG